GATTGGGAAGAAATTGTTTATGAAAAGTATGTACATTAAGCAAATACGTGATATAATATAACTATTAATGAGAAAGGAACTATATGAAATTTAATGAACAGCAAAACATCCATGAGTTAACACATTATGTTGAGGGTACATACTCTAAGCATTATGCGTCAGAAAATGGTATACAAAGTATGGATCTAATATCTGCCTCCGGGCATGGTGTTGGTTTTTGTCTTGGTAATGTATTAAAGTATGCATCAAGATATGGTAAGAAAGACGGAGCGAATAGAACTGATCTAATGAAGATCATGCATTATACTCTATTAGCAATTAATGAACATGACTTAAAGGAGTCCAGCGATGAAGCTTAGTAATGAAATAAAAGATGTATTGAATAACTTCCAATCTATTAATAGTAATATTGCATTGGGTGAGGAAGGTGGATTCATCAGAACGATGTCTACTTCTAAAACACTGATGTCAAAAGCTCATGTAGCTTTTAATTCTCCATATCCATTTGGCATATATGACTTAGGTGAATTCCTAGCTTGTCTTAATATGTTTGATGATCCTACATTATCATTTGATGAGGATAAGAAGTTTGTAAATATCACTGATGGTATTACTTCATTCAAGTATTACTTCTCAGATATCGACATCCTGACAGTCCCTACAAACGATATTAATCTACCATGCGAAGATCTAAAATTTACTCTTACGCATGATGAATTAACTACTTTACGCAAAGCTTCAGCTACTCTTAAAACAAGTAACCTAAGCATACGCAAGAATCCAGCCGCAATGTTTATTGAATGTGTTATTGTTGATAAGCAGAACCCTACATCGAATCAATTTACGATGAACGTTCCTAATTGCGATATAAATACCAGTGCTGAATTTGACTTTGTGTTTGACATAAACAATTTCAAATTTAAACCTGCTGACTCATATGAGTTCGGTATCGATAAGAAGCAGGTAGCATTAATTAAAGCGGGTGACACAGACTACTGGGTTGCTCTTGACAAAACTACAACATTTAAGGAATCATAATGGCAAAGAAAGAAGGAATGAAACAAACTCCAGAGGAAGTAATGGACGCAACTGCAACTGAAGTAGAAGCTGCTGAAAAACCTCAAGGCCTTGCACTAAGTGATGTTCGAGCATGTGTTACAATTATTGATATAGTAACTAAACGCGGAGCATTTGAAGGTAGCGAAATGGCTGAAGTTGGTTTAGTACGTAATCGTTTAGATGCATTTCTAAAAGCAGCTGACGCAGCTACGGCTAAAGTCGATGCTGAATTGGAAGAAACTACAGCTGAGTAAGTATGTACTTTTAACAAAAGCATGGTATAATAGTACCATGCTTATTATATTATGAGGTGTATGTGAAAGAATTTTTATTCGTAGAAAAGTATAGACCACAAACCATTGAGGATTGCATCCTTCCCAAAGACTTAAAAGATACATTTAGAAAGTTAGTTGAGAAGGGTGAGTTAGTCAATATGATGTTTACAGGTTCTGCTGGTGTAGGTAAGACTACCGTAGCCAGAGCATTGTGTAATGAATTAGATCTTGACTATATGTTAATCAATGGATCAGAAGATGGTAACATTGATACCCTTCGTGGTAAGATCAAACAGTTTGCAAGTACTGTATCATTAACCGGTGGACAGAAAGTTATTATCTTAGATGAGGCTGACTATCTTAATCCACAATCTACTCAACCTGCATTACGTGGGTTCATAGAAGAGTTCTCTTCTAATTGTAGATTTATATTAACATGTAATTTTAAGAATCGTATTATTGATCCTCTTCATTCAAGATGTTCTATATACGAATTCAACTTAGGTAACAAGGCTGTAATGGCAGAAGCATTTATGCATAGGCTTCAATTCATTCTTGATTCCGAACATATCATATATGACAATGCAGTGATTGCAGAACTCATTATGAAATACATACCAGACTGGAGACGTGTCATAAATGAATGTCAAAGGTATGGCATGAGTGGTCATATCGATACCGGTATTCTTGTTACTCTATCTGAGACAAGTATAAAAGGATTGATGGATGATCTCAAATCTAAAAACTTTAAGAAGATGCGTAAGTGGGTAACAGATAATATTGATGTAGAATCTGCAAAGTTGTTTAGAATGATATATGATAACATGACCAGCTATGTAGAACCGCAGAGTATTCCTCAATTAGTTCTTATACTAGCAGACTATTCTTATAAGGATAGCTTTGTTGCTGATCATGAACTAAACGTAGTCGCATGCATGACTGAGATCATGTCTGGAATTAAATTTAAATAGGAGATTTATGGAACAATTAGCAATGTATTCACAAATAATTATTGCCTTAGGTATAGTTATGATTGTGTGGCAATTAGAAAAGGCTGGAGCTATGCTCAAGCTTATAAATAAATTTCTAGTGGAGGCAGTAGAAGACAATGAGTAAGTATTTAAATATAACACCACGTAGTGAGACACGTAATTTCTTTGGCAAAAACCTTAGAAGAGATCTAACCGAATTCTTACACAATGAAATCATTGAAGTAATGTTCACAAAGAAAGATGGCACAGAACGTAAGATGTTGTGTACCCTTCAATCACATTTACTTGATCAATCGTATGAATCATATGATGACACTAAACCTCCAAAGATTATTAATGAAGAGGTTATGAGAGTCTTTGATACTGAAGCACAGTCATGGAGATCATTCCTATTGGCTAATATCAAATATATAAAGACTGATCTGTGAATCCATTTGAATTAATTAAATCTATATCCAACGATAAGAAGGATATACTTGAGAATGAGAAAGATTACAATGCCTTTATGGTGAATCGTGGTCTATCGTATTTCCCTGATACTGTCATATATGCAAATGAGATGAATAAGTATCACCACCTTGACGGCCGTCTGCAGTTTGATTTTCTTATAAATATAGTTAGAAAGCGTAATAGGTTTTCTAAGTGGAACAAATCTGTTGAATCTGAAAGTATCAATACTATAAAGGAATATTATGGTTATAGTAATGAGAAAGCTCGTGATGTACTTCCGCTTTTAAGTAATGAACACCTTAAAATAATTAGAAGGAAAATACAGCATGGCGGAATTCAACGATGAACTGGTAAATTGGAAACCAGAAATGATGTTAGAAGTAACACTAGCGGAGCCCGACGACTTTTTAAAGATACGTGAAACTCTTACAAGAATAGGTGTGGCTTCTAAAAAAGATAATAAACTATATCAATCATGTCACATCCTTCATAAACAAGGAAGATATTTTATAACTCATTTTAAAGAATTATTCTTATTAGACGGTAAGCCTTCTAATCTCACAGAGAATGATCTTAAACGTAGGAACACTATTGTTAAACTTATGGATGATTGGGGATTATTAGAAGTAGTTACACCAGTAGGTGAAGTTGCAGCATTAAACCAAATTAAAATCATTAGTCACAAGGACAAATCCGAATGGGAATTATGTCCAAAATATAATATAGGTATTAAATAACCTGTATAAATAAAACTGAGTATGCCGAAAGGGTATTCATTTTTATAACCTTGCTATAATATAGGAGGACAATTATGTCAAACTTAGCATTTAACTTCCCAAGGGATACGTTCCTTGGATTCGATCAACTATTCGAAACACTATCAACCGTACCATTCAACGGAACTACCGAAGCACGTAGTACTGGGTACCCACCGTATAATGTTATTCGAAAAGAAGATGGTCATTTTTTAATCGAGATCGCTGTTGCAGGATTTGGTAAAGATGACGTTGACCTAACTCTTGAGAAAGGAGTTTTAACTATCACAGGCAACAGGCCTAGTAGTAGTGCAGATAGAGACTACGCACATCGCGGAATCTCAACAAGGGGATTTGAAAGAAAATTTACTATAGCTGACACCGTACAAGTTATTGGTGCAGATATCGTAGATGGTATGCTTGTCATTGCCCTGGAAAATAATATTCCAGAAGAAGATAAGCCTCAAATCATTAAGTTAGGTAAACTCAATAAAGCAGCACAATTGCTGTTGGGTTAAAAACTAAGGAGCGTTATGGCATATTCAGAGAAAGTTTTAGATCACTACAATAATCCACGCAATGTGGGTAAGATGGATCCCAAGGATCCAATGGTGGGAACTGGTATGGTAGGCGCTCCTGCTTGCGGTGACGTAATGCGTCTTCAAATAAAGATCGAAGAAGGTGTATGTACGAATGCCGTTTTTAAAACATATGGCTGTGGATCAGCAATCGCTTCTAGTTCATTATTAACTGAATGGGTAAAGGGTAAGACAGTGAAAGCAATTCAAGAAATTAAAAATACTGAAATTGTTGAAGAACTTAATCTGCCACCAGTTAAGATACACTGTAGTGTACTAGCAGAAGATGCAATCAAATCAGCAGTCAAAGATTATATTAGCAAACAACCAAGGGAACATAGATGAAGACAATTAGATTAATTCGACTTACGTCGGGCGAAGAAATATTATGTAACAAAACAAACGAATCAGGTTTAACAATCACAGTAGAGAAGGTTATTGCTTTAGTTCCTACAAAAGAAAGATTAGGATTTATGCCGTATATGCCATACTGTGAAATAGACCAGTTAGTTATTAAGAAAGATCATATCATGTTTGATCTTACTCCAACACAAGAATTAGCTCTAGAGCATGTACGCATGCATAGTTCAGATATAGTAGGTGCAGAAAAGCCACAAATTGTAGTCTAATGAATTTAGATATTGGACACTATATTCACAAAGCAAAGTGGATAGATGATGAACTGTGTGATGAAGCTATAGATCGGCTTAACCTCCAGAACACTTGGCTACCATTCCCAAAAGATGTAATCAATGCTTATCCAGATCAACCAAGGAAACAAGACGGTATAGCTGGATCAACATTGAGTATTGATTGGGAACAGTTCATGGGTGATCCTAATATTCCAGAGCAAGACAGAAACTATGGCCTAACTCATATGAATGATAGGCCAACGTTAGACAAAGTTCGTGCTTGTGTAAAGACTGGATTAGATCATTATGTTCATGAACATTTAAAAGACTTACCTTGGTATGATTACTATAGGGACTTTACTGATCCTAAATTTATGAAGTACAGTCAGACTCATGACATGATGGAACATTGTGATCATGTAAGATATGTGTTTGATGGTAAAAGAAAAGGCATCCCTACAGTTTCAATAGTAGGTAGTCTGGATGGTAAGCACGAAGGTGGTTATTTAAGATTCTTTGACGAGGTTGATTATTATGTAGGCAAAGGTGAAGTCTTATACTTCCCTAGCAACTTCTTATTTCCACATAGAGTGACCGAAGTTACTAGCGGATTAAGATATTCTTTTGTAAGTTGGGTATGGTAATATTTGATTAAAGGTATGTACAATAACGTTTTTCGTGTTATAATAGTATCATGACAAATTCTTTCTATACAAGCGCCTTCCGCCACGGCAAGGTAATAAAATACATGGGTTACGAAGATGGGAAGAAAGTCTCATTCACCGTTCCCTTCCGTCCAACCTTATTCGTTACCAACAAAGGTAATAACAAACATGACTGGAATGCCTTAGACGGTAATTCAGTTGAGCCTATTCAATTCGGTTCAATGAATGAAGCTACTGACTTTATCAAGTCGTATTCCGATGTGCCAAACTTTAAAGTGTATGGCAATAATAATTATGTTGTACAGTATCTTAATGAAGAGTTCCCTGGTGAAATCAAGTGGGATCGTAATGTAATTAATGTTACCTCAATCGATATTGAAACAAAGTTCGGTGATGGTTTCCCTGAGCCTGCTCTGGCTGATCAGGAAGTAACAGCAATCACCATGAAGAATAATATTGATGATACCTATTACACATTCGGTTGTGGTGAGTATGATGTAGACAAAGCATTGTTGCAAACCCATCAAGTAGTTTATGTCAAGTGTGCAGATGAGAGAGAACTCTTACACAAATTTGTTTATCACTGGAGTGCCACATCACCTGATGTTGTTACAGGCTGGAACTGTGAGTTCTTTGATATACCTTACCTAGTCAATCGTATACGTAAGATCAATGGCG